TTTTGACTTTTTTTATCAAAGCCCCGCCAGAAGCGGCTCACAGGCTGGTTTTGACAAAAATCGACATCACCGTTTTTCCTATTATTAAGCTGGATTAAGCTACGAAATGCCCCAAAAATGCCCCAAAAAGAAAAACGGCAAAAATACAATGACCGGTCATCATTAAATGCCGGGATTTCTCCCGGCTTAAAATTCAACTTTCCGCCTCTCTTTTTTCAATCTCAATTTCTGGATCAGGCTCTTCCACCGCCGGCATCTCAACACGCAGATCCACCCAACGCCCCTCAGGGATATCGATCGGCATCCCTTCGTCATAGCCCAGCACTTCATTGCGGGCGAATGCCGGCGCAGTCGGATGCGTACGGTGGTAAGTTTTGATCAGCAAATCACCGGTTGGCTCTACCTCGTAATCCACCCAGATCAGAGGTTGCTTGTTACGGTCGAGCGGTACCTCAATACCACCATCGGAACCGCCCCATTGAGCATCAGCATTAAATCCGAGCGTGCCGGAAATCCGGTAAATCCCCTCGCTTACGCGCTCAGTGGTCACGCCCTGGCTTTCGTCGTTGAGTTCACAGGTACCATCACGGAAGAGCTTCACGATCGGAGAGGCTTTTTTGATGAAACCGTTGGAGTCTATTGTCGTGTTCGATGTTCCCCACAGAGTATTACTTTTAACAATGCCTGCCGTTAATCCTGTACCATTGCACGCCATTGTGTTTACATTGCCATTATTATAATCCACAGCAATAACCGCACTTACATCGCCAGACATTAAATGTATCGATGTACCGTCTGGAGGCATCCCTATTTTTGAACCACCCCCAACACGAAATATTTCACTCCCGCGCCCTCTCAGTGAGTTCATGAGCGCCACTTGCGACTCGACATCTGTACCGCTAATTCGACGACCTAAATAAGTTACGAAACCGTTAGAAAATGGTTTGGCTACGCTTACATAGTTTGGCAATAATCCATTGGTAATAGAGTACGAAACTGAGCGGAGAATATCGACTTGCATCACCCCTGCTGGGGTTGTTGTCTGGGATATCCCCTTATGTTCCCACCGAAGCCCAGCCGCATACTCATATTTACTTTGTTCGACTACATACCAACAGTTTGAAGTAAACTCCCCAACCATCACATAGATGTCATAATTATCTCTGGTTGATTCAATTATCTGAATGCCTCTAATCAATGATGTTGAACCATCAACGGCAGCATCATCAACCAGAACACCACCAATGCGGCCGACGTTATTAGTGGTTCCATCAGCCGTCAGATTTCCCGTGCGTAAAATCAGACGTGATAATCCTGCGTGCTCAATGAAACCACTATAGCGAGCGTTACCATAAAAATTTATGGCAATACCAACGCCCTTTTGCCCAGCCCTTTTAAATGTTCCCAAGAAAAACCACGCGGGTGATGACGCAGGATTATCAGGAACGGGCCAGCGAACATTATCAAATGAGGTCACTACCTGATCAGCACTCGTTGCTGCGTTCTGCTCGCTAACTTTGGCGGCAGAGGCAGATGCCGCTGATTTATCTGCTGACTTTGCCGCCTCAACCCTCATTGTATCGACAGTCTGTACAATTGCAGGGGTTAATTCATCCTCACCAGGTGTGATTAGGAAGTCGTTAAGCGTGCCGTCTTTCGAATCTGGATATACACGAATTTCGCCAACCTTTCCCAGAGTGGATACTAAAACTTCATATTCACCAGGAAAAACCTGCATTGAATACTTGCCATCGGCTGCGGTAATAGCTGCCGATGAATTGCTCACCAAAACGCGCGCACTAGTCTCCTTGGCTCGCATAGTAATAATCACGTTTGGCTGCGGATCTCCGTAAGGCCCGCGCAGGATATCACTGATTAATGCCATCTTTTACTTCTCCTTTAGTAAATTCAATTCATCATCAAGACGGGAAATTATTTTCCCCTGCTCCTGAATGGCCTTAAGTGCAAGATTCAAAAGATTTTGGATATCTGGATATTTGTATGAATCACTACCGATTGTCTTTCTAATAAGCTCGTCAGAAATCAACTCCAGTTCTTGCGCAATAAGGCCGCAGCTTGAACTCATTTTATCAGGTGCGTTCGGAGCATCTTGCGTATAGTCAAAGCTGACAAAGTTCATTTTCTCCACGATGGAAAGCGCATAATTATCTGGGGTAGGTGTAATATGTTCCTTGAATTTTATATCGCAAGAGCCACCTGGATTTCTTGGTGAGTAAACTCGCACACCATGTTCCGCCAGGGTATATTCGCTTTCCGTTGTAACAACCTTCGTGTTCCCATTAATGGAAAATGCGATATCCATCGATGATCCGGCCACAGGTCGGTTGGCCATAAACGCCATATATGTAAAGCCAGTAGCATCAGACGATAACCCTATTCGTGATTTTAGCGATGTACCTGCACCATTCCACTGATAAAAATCGATATTCTGCTGCGACCTGCCGCCTTGGTTATAAAGCTCTACACTATTGAACTCACCTGCTTTTAGAGATTTAGTAATCCGGGTATCATCTCCCGCAGCAACGGTTCCAGCCGTCGTGCCTACGTTTCTCGTCGCGGAATTGCCAAGCCCAAGGTTTGTGCGGGCTGTGGCTGCGTCTTTTGCACCCGTACCACCCTGCGCAACGGTGACAGCCGTGCTCAGCGCCTTCAACTGGGTTATATCGTTATTCACCCCTTTAGCGGCTTTATTTTCCAATGCCGCAGTAAAGCTATTCCAGGCGGGTCCGGTGTACGTGCTGCCGTCAGGTAACGTCACCGTAATGTTTCCCGTGCCGCTGAAAACCTGTTGCCAGTTAGTTTTATCAAGGTTCAGCCCACGTAGCGCTTTCGCCGTCTCTGCGGCCAACTGAGCGGTGATGGTGTTCATCGCGTCGCGCGGTACGGCATACCACGCAGCACCCGCCTGTGTCGGTCCATCGTAGGCTTTAATCAAAGTGGCCTGCGTGGCGCTATCTACTGATTGGACTGGTAGCGTATAGGTTACACCGCCAACCACGCTCACGATAAAATCTCCGGCTTTTAGCTCAGTGTTGAATGCCGTTCCTGCGCCCTTCACTACAGTGGAGTTGTTCGTTAGGGTTAAAGTGCCTGCTGGCATAATGCTCTCCTGAATTTTGGCATTAAAAAACCCGCACATGGCGGGAATTTTATAATCTCTGATGAGAAGTGATTTTATTTAACTTCGTGCTCTGTTATCTCTGTATTCTCATCGTCATACTTTTCATTTTTTTCCAAAAAATATTTCTTTGCTGCCTCTGCCTTATCCATTGAAGTGAATACACCAATAACGTAGAAGTTGCCGTAATCCTGAAACTCCAATATGAATACGCGCATTATTGTACTCTCCATTATGATTTACGTTTAACTTTAGTATACAGTAAAAACATACTAAGCAGTCAATACATTAGAAGTAGTGGTCAGCGTTTATAACCATGAGTGGCATCTGGGACGAATACCATCGCGTTGATACATTCCATTTAGTCTGTATTTTTGCTCCGGAGTCGGCACGCCAGAATTGAACGGCAGAACCGTTAAATCTATAACCGCAACTGTAATAGTTATAATATCCACCACTCATTTCAGAGTTACCGCGCATGAATGCATTTACGGCAAGGGGTATCATGGGCCTCGGAATTCCCGTTTCAACTAAATCATCGGGATTCCTGCCGACATTTACTGATCGCCCATCCCATAGTAAAGGTTCGCAATCACTGGTAAATGTGTTATTCCCAGCTGCGTTTTTAATCACCATGCCGTAGCCGCTTGGTGTTGGCGGATAATACCCACTATTCATAATCACCACGTGCACGCTGGCAGTAGTTCGGAAAGGTTCGCCACTTCCATTATCACGCGATACCGTTAATTCGTTATATTCAACTGAGTGATACACCGACACGCCTGGATCATCACATCGAACATACACAACTTTCGTATTGTCATTTTGAACAGTGGGCAACGTCCATTGCCCGTTAATTGTCACTACCCCTTTCCACGCAACAAAACCAAGCCGCTGCGCACTGTTTATACTCATCCAGTCAACTGAGTTTTGAATCATTATTCCGTAAGTCCCGGAAACTGATTGCGGAGTTTGAACCTGATATATGCTGAACTCTGTAAAAAATGCCTGATTGTTTGCCGAGGAAAAATCAACAATGATTCTATTCCCATCAGTCCGCCAACCAGTTATCCCTCCGTAAAATGGCGGATTGGTCGCACTACCAAATATATACCCAGTCTGACCGACGATAAAAACCGGGTTCCCAGGAATATAATCCGGGGGTGTATATATCTTTTGCCTGTTACCGTCGGCCCAAGGCTCTTTATCGTTGGCTAACAGTGATGGGCTATTCACTGCCGCCAACTCTTTTCCATTCACTACCAACCCATAGGCCATATTAAAGTTTCCCCATTCGCACCCTCAAATTTCCGCCAGCGTCATAAACGTTAATCTGATCACCGCGTATCTCCATGCGTCCGCCGCCGTCGCCGCCGTTTATTTGTAACTGGCCAGCCCCTGCACCACTTTTATCAAAGCGCCATCCGTTGGTAGCGCTGAAATTGTCAGACTGAATAAACCCGGTGATTTTTGCGTTGGTAATGGCCGCATCTGCGATTTTTGCCGACGTGATAGACGCGTTCTGAATAAAGGCGTCACTGATAAACACCTGCCCATCGATTACGGCGAACGGCGAATACTGGTTATCACCACTGCCGCTCATCAGCACAAACTGATTGGCGTTGAAGCCAATGCGAGTAATTACCGGTTTGCCGGTTTCCGCCAGGACAGCGATCGACATGCCCGCGTTGTAGAACACACCGTTCACCCGGACTCCGGCTTTAAGTGTGTGGATGGCTGTTGCGCCGTCAGCGTCAACCGTGGCCGTAAGCTTATCCTCCAGTACGGCGGTAACATCATCGATTTGCGCCTGCACCTGGGTAGACATCTCGGCCAGCGCCCGATCAACTTCTGCGATCGTGGTCTTCACAATGAGAATATCTGCACGCACCGTCCCGTACTGCGCCCACTGATGCTCTACCGTGGCGTTGTTGGCCAGCGCATCCTGCAAAATACCTTCGATATTGGTGTCAATGTCACCCGTCAGCCGGTCGCCGTCTTTGTCCGTCAGGAAGCCGTCGCCAATGCTCTCAAGGTAATCGTCAGCGTTCGCGTTGGATTGCCCTTTAATCCAGCCGGTCCAGTCCCCGATATTCCCGGTCCTGTCCTGCAGGCGTGCACGGAACCAGAACTCTTGGCCCGCCTTCAATCCGGTCATGGTGTGAGTGTGCAACGGGTACGGAATGTCGGCCAACAACATAGCGTTATTGCCGGCGGCATTGTCCGCATAGTGAATTTCAGTTTTAAGCGTATCCTCTGCGCCAGCAGGAAAACCCCAATCTAGCTGGATGCCCCATAGCAGCGGTGACGCAACGAACCCAACTGGTACCGGTGGTTTACCCTCCTTCCCTTTGAGATAGGTTTCCATCGATGTCGCCCAGATTGACGAAATATCGCTGGCGTTGATGGCCCTCACACGTACCAGGTAGCGACCGGCATAAATACCAGGCACCTCGAAGCCCAGAGCGGACGTGCGCGGCATAGGCACCCAGTTACCGCTGTCTTTCCGCCACTCAGCCTCATAGGCGATCGCGCTATCCACTGCATCCCACTTGGCCCGCAAGGTCGTAACAGCGATCCCCTGACTGACCGACGAATAGCTATCAATAGCAATGTTCTTCGGCGGAGGTTGCACGCCTGGCGGAATAACCGAAATCGGCCGGTCATCGATGCGCGCGCCGGTATCAATCGCCGCGTATTTCCCTGGCTCATGCCAAACAGCCGTAACAGTAAACGTGTTGTCGTCATTATCAGTAACGTTGGATACACGGTATTGCTGAACAAACAGATCATTCGCATCTACCGTCCACACAGCCTCCGGTTCAGGAGTTTCTGTATAAGCCGTTGATACTGTCACTATCCGATTATTAACCGCCTGCACTGTGCGGGCCTGAGATTTTCCAGATGGCAGGTTCACCAGCAGGCGATCCCCGATTTTTACATCAGCTACACGGTCCAACGTAATGTTGCGGCCGCCTACAGCGGAAATTCGGCCACCCAGCACCCGCCCCGCCAGCATCTGATCGGCAACGCCAATAATGTGACCAGGCAACGGGATAAACCCATCCAGCCCGGTCGAGAACGTGACACTACGGTCATTGCTGTTAGTCAGCAACGCCCAGCGACCGCGCCGGTTTGCCTCCGTTTGCCGGGTACACCCAATCGCTGAGATTTCCGTCTGATTGATGCCATACCGGCGTACCAGCGCATTCTCTGCTACCGCCTCGACTTCATCCTGATAATGGTTGTCCGGATTTGACCAGCTCACCATCGCCGTCGTATAGCGGTTGCGCTGGCTGCCGCCCTGGTAGTGAAACTTGCCGTCGATCACGTTGGCGCGGGTGTAGGTGTAATCCATATCCCGCGGCATATCCGCCAGCGCGCAGGCCTGATTGTTTGCCCAGTACGTCATACCCCGGAAAATTGAAGCCAGATCACGCAGCACAGTGAATGCCTCGTTCTGCGACTGAATATAGACGTCGCACAGGAATCGAGGCTCTTTGCCGTCACCGCCCCGGCCATCCGGTACCAGTTGATCGCAGTATTGTGCGATACGGTACAGCTCCACCTCGTCGACCTGCGTCATATCAAGGCGTTCACCTAGACCAAAGCGCTTGTTCAGCAAAATGTCGTAGAACACCCAGGCCGGATTATTGGAGTAGGCCCACTTAAACTCCCCCGTCCATGTGCCGGTATAGGTGCGGGATTCTGGATCGTAGGTTGTCGGCACCCGGATAATGCGGCCCTTGGGTTTGCAGCTGATACGAGGGATTTGCTGAAACTGCTTAGCGTCGAACGAAACAAACAGCAACGCCGTATTCGGGTAGCGGAGCTTCGCATCAATAACCTCGGTGATCGCCTCAATATTCATGCGGTCGATAAGGCGCGTTGATGTCGAGTCAGCCGTAATACGCCGGGCGCGCACCTGCCAGCCTGTCGCTGCCGGCGGCAAGTTTATCCGGTGGCTACGCTCGTACAGCGACGTCGTTTTGTCGTTGATCGTACCGTTCAGCACCGTCTCATAAGCGCCGCCATCCGTTGACAGGTCGATCGCGTAATCTACACGGGTGCCCACCTGGTCGCCGTTGTCTTCTTGTTTCAGCAGTGTCGGCCATCCTACGCGCAGGCGTACCGCTGAAAGCTGGGTATTTGTTACGGCACGTACCCAGGGTTGAGAGGCTTTCAGCTCAGTACCGATACTGATCTCGTTCTCGGCACCGGGTACACCCTGAATATAACTCTGGGTCTGCGTGCCCGGGCGGAACTCCCACTCAACGCCGGGAAAATTCGTCGTGCTATTCGGGGATAATAACGGCGTGCCATCGAGATAAATATTCGTGCCATCCAGTCCACCGGCTAATTCCCCCTCACCAATCGCCAACAGGATTTTTGTTTTGGCGATCGACTGGATGCTGTCCGGCGACTCGGTTGGTGTATGACCACCGCCGCCACCGCCTTTGCGCCCCTGAATTCTGTTTTCCATGGTTTCGCCCATAAAAAAAGCCCGCCGAAGCGAGCCTGATTGAACACTGAAAAGTTTACTGTTGGTCTTCGGCGTAGATGCCGGCAGAGATAATGGCGCCGCCGATCTCCCGGCTGCCGTACAGCACGCCTACGGGGTTACCCTGTGCAGTAGAGTTAACCGGGCCACCGAATGCGTAGGACGGTTTGTTATCGGAGTCCTGGCTAACAGAGAGGCCGCCGGGCTGCGGGGAGAGCATTTGGATCACCCCCCCAAGCATCATGGAAGCACCAACCATAGCCGCCATCCCTGTAGCCCCGCCAGCAGTAAATGCCCCCATTGCCCCAGCCGCAGTACCTGCAGAAAAGTACATTGCAACAGCAACCAATGCGGCCCCCAAGATCGTCTGAAACATTCCTGCACGCTTGCTACCAACGATAACGGGAACGATGCGAATGTTTTCGTGACCTTTGGTCATGGCCACTTGATCCTCGCTGATGTTCCGTTTACCAACGAAAACCGCGAAAGTGAGCCCTTTCTTTTCAGCTTCAAGCAAAAATCGTTCAAAGCCCGGCACTAACCCTTTTAACGCTCTTATCGCATGGGGAACATCGCGGGCACGGTACTTGAATTCTTTTACAAACTTTTTACCGAGAATACCACTTAGCTCGATAGTTCTAACAGGTATAGGATTCAATTCCATATTGCCTCCAATAAAAAACCCGCCAAAGCGGGTTTCATCTGATTATAAACAAGATTTTATATCTGATATAACTTCATTGTTCCTATACTTTAAAACCCCACCAAACGGCCTAGCCCCTTCGCCACGATAAATAACGTTGGTACCGCTCTCCGTAGGAGTTAGGTCCACATAGTCATTCCCATTAACCAACGCCAAGGTGACGACGTTGCCACTCGAAGGCTTTACGGAAGTCTCAATCAGGCGACCATTAAATGTACGTTTATCAGATCTTTCAGCAATACATGCTGATAGTTGCTTTTCATTTTTCTGCGACGTGAATTCTGCTGTAGTTTTTCTTGTTAACTCTGGATTTGCGCACCCAGCCAAAACCAACGCAATCAGTGGTAAAAATAATATTTTCATATGCCTATCCCTCGCTAATTTTGGAATATCGTAGCAGAGAGGTCGAGCAAGGCAAAACTACGACATTAATTCTTTGCGCCGAACAATTTTAACTGTGCGCTCTTTGAAGTATCCACCATATGGCACCCTTTGACTCAATTGCCCGTAGAGGTGGTGCAATAACATATTGCCCTCCAGCAGGATCCCTGCATGGTTTGGGACCGACGACTGAACCTGCGCGATCACCATGTCACCAGGGCGTGCATCACCACTGAACTCACGGAAACCGCAATCGTGCCAGTTGTCCATGTAGAGGTTTTCGCCCTCCTCCCACCAATGACGCTCAACACTGTAGTTTGGCAGGATGATGCCATGCTCTTGGCGGTAATAATCCATAATCAGCGACCAGCAATCCGCATGCCCCAGCATGAACTGCCGGCCCACCAGCGGACGATCACCACGCGGGTATATCGTCCTGATATCACCTTCTGGCCATGATGCAATAACCCACGGTAACTCGTTAACGTCACACTGCAGTTGGTCCAGTTCGCTCGGCTGTGTGGTGGCACCATCGCCGGGGTGGCTATGTACAATGGCGACCACTTCCCCCCAATCCTCCGCCGCAGCATAGCCGGCCGGATCCAGTTCGAAATGCTCCTTAGGCTCCGCTGATCGGTTCAGACAGGGGAAATAACGCTCTACGCGCCCACGCTGTGCCAGCACACCGCAGCATTCTGCTGGGTAGTCTCGCTGCGCATGCGCCAGAATGGCATCAATCGTTTTCTGTCGCATGCTACCTCCGAATCAATGACGAACCTGGGAACCCGCCGAAGTCCAACTCGTTGTTTTCACCAAAACGCTTTTTACAATCAACCAGTAGACCGGAGCAATCATCTTTCGCTGGATCGTCGGTAGGGTTGCCATCCTTATCAAACCAACCATTTTGCCCGGCATAAGCGCACCCATCGCCGGTTTTATACTGTCCCCGCATACACCAGGTGCAAAGCCCGGTGATCTGCCGGGTCGGAATGCGTAGCCCCTGCAAGTCCATTGGGCTCGACAGCGTGAACTCTACCGCTTCGTTATCTTCACCGCTTTTGCTGTCGATGTAGAAAACCTGCTTAAATTCCTGCTCAGGATCGGCCTGTGAATTACCATCGGGGAAATTTCGCGCGTCTAGATAATGCACAAAGGTATCGTGGATCGTCACCTTTGCCTGAACCATGTCATCGAAACGCAGACACAACGCAGTGATCAGCGCATCGATGTTGGAAACAGTTAATTTTGGTTGTGCCGATGTCCCATCACTGGCTGATTCCAGCCCCGTAATTTCATAGGGGTAGGCGCCATATTCTTGCCCCTGCCACCATACATTTTTCGGCTGTAGCTTTGTCTCCTCACCCGCAGCAGCGTCGATCTCAGTAGGCGTGTGCGGGATTGTTTCCTTGTGGAACCGGAGAACGTCGGCACCGAAAGCGGTCCCGTCTACCTCGATGAAGCGGATACGGTTGCCGGGTTCCAACTTTTGCACATCGTTGGTGATCGCCACCTTTCCTCCTACGGCGCATAGGCCTGTTCAAACGTTGCTGAAATGGACACTGCCGGGCCACCGATCGGCACCACCCGGATAGAGTCAGCCGTAACGCGATATAAACCTTTTTCGCCGAGTGGTGGCGTCCAAATAAATGATTTCGTGGTGTGCCGGCGGATGAACGCCAGCAGAGGCTGCATGTCTTTTTTGTTGCCGCTGAAAGACAGCGGCCAGCTTTGTGTTTCCGGGTTGATTCCGTCGCCCGAAACCTGCTTGAAGCCATCACCAAACTGCGCCGAGCGCACTCTTTGGGTAAGACTTCCTTCGGGCTGACCCTGTACCCGCCAGGTAAAGGTTTCGATCGCCATGTTTCCTCCAGGCGTAAAAAAGCCCGCGGGATGCGGGCAGGATTTAGCGACCGATTTTATCGGTCACGAATTGGTTGATTCGTCCGGACTGTCCAAGCGCCTTATCCAACTGCTGCGAAACAATGCCAATCACCTCCTGGCGGGCCGCTTTACTGACAAGTTCGCCATTCACCGCCCCTTGAGATTGATCTTGCTGCCCCTGGGTAACGATCTGCATGCCGCTGAGATCTACAGTAATACCCCCGCCGCCGGCCATGCCGTGCATCGGCGCCGAACCGGTGAAGGTGTTGCCAACGTAACCCCCATTGGCATACCCCTGCGCACTACGCATCATGCCGTAAAGATTACCAACACCAATGTTTCGAGTTGCTTCTTTGGTGAATACAAATTCACCACCGTGCACAACCCCTTTCGGTTCATATTTACCGCCATCACCGGTGTAACCGCCGTCGTAGTGCAGGCCCATAGGCACGGTGCCTGGATTGTTACCACCCGATGAAGCACTGAAAGAACTGCTAAGCCATCCCATAGCAGCCTGTACCGCATAGGCCACCAGCAGCTTATTGATGACGTCCGCTACCATTTTTAGCATCGAGACACCGAAGCTTTTCACGTTGGCCGAGCCGGTTGTCGCCAGGGTGGTAAGGGTATCGTTCAGTCCCGTAAAGGCAGAATTTGCCACGTTGGCCACTGACGAATAAACGTTGGTAGCCGAGTCCAGATATTCATTCCAGCCTTTCAACGCACCTTTTTTCCAGTCAGAACGCAGCTTGTCCTCTTCGGCGTAAAAATCCCTGGCCGCCTGCAACTGCCGTTTATAGCCGTCATCCTCCAGGCTGCCGCCTTGGTTTTGCCACCCCTGAGCGAGCTGCGCCTCCCCCATACGGCGCTGGGCATCCCGATCGCTTAAGCCGGCGCTTTCACGCAGCGCCTGACGCTTCTCACTCATCTGGGTGACATACTTGGACGAAGTGTCCTGGAGCTTGTTTAGCCGCTCCTGTTTGGCGACCTCGTCACCGAGAACCGCCAGCCGTTCCTTTTGCGCCAGCACACTATCTTTGCTGGAAAGTAGCGATTTTTCTTGAGCCGTCACCTTCCGTTTATCGGCGGCCTGCTCCAGAACGGCAAATTTCGCCTGCTCCGCCCACAAATCCTTGCGCTGCTGGCTGATGGTGTCATTGATGTTGCGGTGGTCTTGCAACACCTTGAGTTGCGCCTGCAGCGCCAACAAATCGACCTGTGCCTTTTCGTCGGCGCGATCACCTGCGGGCGCTGTGTACTGGCGCCCCTTCGGTGTTTTTGGGTCTTTGAATTTTTCATCGATCCGGGCACTGAGTTTGTCAGCCCGCTCTTGGGTGATATAGCCTAACCTGAGTTGCTCGTTGATTTCCTTATGAAGCTTCACGCGTTTTTCTGCATTCGACTCCATGGATTTTTCAAGGGAGTCAACTTTTTGCAACGCTTTAATTCTGTCGTTCGCTGCCTGCTGCTGAGCTCCTTGCAGATCCGCCTGCAGGTCGCCCACCTGGCTGTTGAGTATGTCACCAAGCGCCTTATCCTTTGCGGACGCAGAAGTTACCGGAGAATTTAGAACAGCGCGGGCCTTTTCCAATCTGGCAACAGGATCATCTCGGCCAATGCCAAGCATTTTGTCCCAGGCCCAGGACGCAGCACGACCGATGCCGTCCCAGGCGGACTCAAGCACCCCCAGGCCCTCCTTAATCTCCATTGCACGCTCATTAATGGCGCGCGCATAGGACTGCTCAGCAATTTCTTGAGCTTTCCGGGTATTACCCGCTTCGATTTGCGCCGCGATTTGATCGTAAACCGTTGAGGTTAAGAAGTGGTATTGGTCATTGAGCGCCACAACGGCTTTGAGCGGGTCGCCCTGCAATGATTTAAACTGCTGCGCGGTCTTCTCGATGGATTGACCGGTAGCCTGTTCCATATTGATCGCCGCAGTAGCGATCAGATTGAGCTGTGAGGCAGTATACTCACCCGATGAATTGAGCGTTGCCAATGCCTGGGCCGACTTGTTGACCGTGCTATTTGTCGAATCAGCAACTCGGTCAGCCATGACAGCCAAGCGATCTGTGGTCAACCCCGCATAATTGCCGGTCAGGATGATCGAGCGGTTAAACTCTCTGGCCTCTGCGCTTCCTTTCTCATATGCAATTGCAAGACCGCCAAACGCCGCTGCAACAAGCCCTATCGAACCTGCGACCGCCGCGCCGCGGAAAGTCATTAACTGATCAAGTAGCCCTGAGCGGTTAGCCAGGGTGATACTGGAGCCACGCAGCGCGCCCAAGTTGCCCCGCGCCAGTTCGCCGAGCATCACGCCCAGCTCGCGGCGGGCGGCCGACGTCTGCAAACTAAAGCTATGCGTGGCATTGCCGGCAGCGTTCAATTTCTTGATGTAGACGTCGGCAGACGAGCTGACGCCCAACTGCGCAGCGCGATAGCGCAGCAGTTCTTCACGCGACAGGCTCTGCGTCGCCACCTGGTCTTTTAGCTTCTGGATAAAGATTGTTTTGGCGGCCGCAGATGCCTCTTCGGCTTTGGTCAATTCACGCATCTTGTCGGCGGCGTGACTGGTCAGCGTCAGATAATCGTTCTGCGTGATATTGCCTGCGGCACGGGCAGCGCGCACCTGCGACTGAATGGCGCGCAATTCCTGCGTGCCGGTACCGAGTTGCTTGATGCGGTCAATCTGGCGGAAATAGGACTCGGTGAGTTGGTCTTGTGCTTTACCTGATGTTGTGGCGGTGGTCTGAGTTTCACGTAACCGGCGGTTATATTCCGCCACCCGCTTATGCGTCTCCTCGACCTCTTGCGCCACTTCTTTCGATACTTTGGCCGTCTCCTTGCCCGAGGCATTGAAACCGTCAGCTGCACCGGCAGCACCGGCAGCCGTTTTCTGGAATTTATCCAGCTCGTTGTTACCGCGCTGCAGGTCGCCGGTATCGACGCGCAGGGAGATCGATGCAATGTCTGTCATGCTGGGCTCCGTGCAATAAAAAAGCCAGCATGAGGCTGGCCACTATTTTTTATGGATAACGGAAAGCGCCGCGGCCTCCATCACCCTGATATCCGTTAGCGCGGTTGCCTCGTCTTCGACACCGTGAACTTTCATCACCCAGGGCAGACAGTTGTAATCCAACCCGGTGACACCACCCATGCCGGTGCGCCACTGCGTGGCCATCGCCCGAAACACCTCGAATACCGGCCACACATCCGGGAACACCTCAACCGGGTCGGGTTCAACATCTTCGAGCGTCAACCCAAAAGCGGCCAGTTCTTCCGATGATGGTTCAGGCGTATAGAACGCCGAGGCAACCGCGGTTAGTTTTTTTCGCGCAGTGCCATCAGTTCGCGGGTGTAAGTCATGGCGATCGAATCGAACGCGCGCGGGTAGTTTTCCAGCAGAACCAACACATTTTCGCAGTTGAATTCATCGGGAAGCGCCCAGCTTTCAGCAATTTCTGTTACGAATGCCACCATTGGCGCGTTGCCGTGGCCACCGGCTTCGATTTGCTTTTCCGTCTCCTCGCGCAGGGTGTTCTCCAGCGCTTCCAACTGGCTACGGGTCTTGTGTTTAAACGTGAACGTCAACACACCGTCTTCGGCGCCAGCGCGTGGGATCGTGACGTCTTTTTTAAACGTTGCGTTAGGGACTAGGGTAAATTTCGAGGACATAATGAAACCTTATTAAAGGGGCCGAAGCCCCGCAGAATTTATGGAGCGGTAATGGTCACGGTGCAGGTGGCTTTTTTGGCGCTATCCGCCGTGGTTACCGTGATTGTCGCAGTACCGGCAGCAACGCCAGTTACCTTGCCATTGGTTACCGTGGCTTTCGCGGCGTCGGATGTTGACCAGATAACGGCCTTGTTGGTGGCGTCAGCTGGCGCCACCGTTGCTGTCAGTGTTTCGTTAGCACCAACAGCAATAGATGTTGTGGTCTTATTGATCGTCACACCCGACACCGAAACTACTTTGGGTCTTTGTAGAACGTCATGGTGCGAGACTGAATAGCAAACGAGGCCTGTACGGTTTCCACCGTGTTTGGCGCTGTAGCGGGCTGTGGGTCAAAGGATGCAATGCCAGACCAGTAACGCGTTTCCTTCGCCTTTGGTACATACATATACAGAGGCAAGATATCGCCTCCCTGATCGGCATTGATCAGGACATCATAAATTGGCAACGTAGAATCGTGCGCCAACGTAAATGTCTGTGTTTTCGCTGCCTTATACGTTGCAAGATTGCGCTGGCGGTCATCCTCCAGAAACTGGATCTGCACATATTGCTGATCACCACCGGAGGCGGCCACCTCAGTAATCTGCGGGATCTGCGTCCACTCGCTGATTTTCGTCAGAGAGCCAGCTCCGCCGCCCGCAGGGAAGAATTTCACGTTAGTGGTATCAATGGCACCAATAGTTACGGCCGTCGCCGTCGCCGCTGTGACTTTGGCGACCAGATTATCAAGCAGGCCCCATCCTGACTGGATGAGCACAATATCATCGGCGGCAAAGGTGCCACCGGAAACCGTAAACACGGCCCCCTTTGCATTGCTGACCGCAGAAACAGGTGTTGCGGCAGCCATTTTGGAGCCGACGAAAACCGTGGCGCCATTAGGTAGAGCGAATCCCATAGTGATTCTCCAATTCAGAACATAAAAAAACCGCCGCAGCGGTCAGTGTGTGATGAGGTCAGCGCGATAACTCATACTGACGGGAATGGAATAGCGGGTGTTGGAGGATATGCCACGGTAAACCGTCGGCGGTGTGCTGATGTAACAGGTGATCACCCCATCGCTCAGCGCTAGGCCGACGGGGAACTGCGCCGCTACTTCATCGGCCAGCGCGCGGACTTCACTCACGCCGTCGCCAGCTTTCGCAACAACGTTGATCTGCCAAACGCCCGGCAGCACCTGCAACTTTTCGGCCAGGTCGATCGTTGTTGTCGTCGCCGGCATCGCGTAGGCCTGTAGATACAGCGTATCTGGCGGGTTTTCCGGGATGTTGTCCCATGCCACCAGGACGCCCTTAACGTCGGCCCACTCACCCAGGCGCGCTTCGAGCAATTCAGCTATGCGGTTATGGCTCATTGAATCCGCCTTACCACTACGACTCCGTGGAGTTCCTGCGTAGCAACCTCACCATTTTCGGTAAGCATACGGCCATCAGGATCGAGCCTGGCGCAGATCACCAATCCGTTCTCTTCGTCTGCCGTAAAGCAATGACTAACCTTTTCCCCATTAAGCAAAACCTCATAGCGCTCAACACCCGGGTTAATTACGCGACCGCAGTCGCCCTCTAAAACAGAAATTCTCACGATTTCACCTCCGATACAGCAGCCTGGAAATGACGCTGAAAATCTGCAGCGGTGATCCGCACCATGCCGCCCGGTGCCTGTGTCGAGTGGCCGAACTCCAGCGGATAGGCGTAGGGAACGTTATTCGTGAAATAAACCGCCTGCATGCCGACACGAAAGCGTTCGATCACCAACGTGCCAGCGGCCAGCGTTTTACCTCCGGATTTGTCTGCCTGACCAGTTTCGCCTTGCGGTGCTGCCTCGAGCCCTACCTGCCAGTTGCCGCGGAATCGGCCGCCGGTGTAACCGGCCGGTGCTTTGATATCCATGCTGTCAGAAACCCGGGCGCGCTTTTTAAGGCGGCCAGTCGGTGTCAAATTGCCCGGATCCTGTCGCTGTGTTTCGTTGTGCTCGAAAACGGCGTCGTTATAGGTCTTGGCCGTGGTGTTCACTTCCCACAGTTCGGGATTGCCCACAGGGGACATTTGCACCAATTGTGCAAGGATGCGGATTCCCGTTGCGCGGACTACCTGCGCCTGATTGGCCTTGGCCTTATCAACGAAGGCGTTGATCGCCACCATAAAAGCATCATTTTCAGCCATATCATGCCCTCAGTTGTGCGCGGTAGCAGATCAGCACTGCCGCAGGCTTAACCGGGTGCGGGTTAACCACGCGGTATTTTTTCCCGTCGATCTCGATGCGGTCATCGATGCGGATTTCCGTCTGGTAGGTGGCCACCAGCAGGACATCGCCGTTCTGTATCAGCGTCCCATCAATTTCGCCCGGTTTATATTCCGTCACCACGCCGATCACATCCGCCGACTCATCCGGTGAGCGCACCTCTTTACCGTTAACCCGAGTCACCTTCCCACCGCGGGTGAGAGCGCGCTTTTGCCCGTTATCGGTTAGTAAGCGGGTGGCCGTGGCGCGCATACGGGTGTAGTTGATCGCCATGTCAGCCCCGCGTTACGTCAAAATTAATACCATTGCCGCCGCCCAGTAGCCCGTTAAGCAACCCGGCCAGCCAGGAGAAATAAGGTGCGTTACCGCTTGAACCCTCGGCGTACTGCACCGCCACGGCGCCGGAGACGCTTTCCGCTACCACTTCACCACCGCCGGCAAAGCTCGGCGTCAGATCGGTTTCCTGCGCTTCTACCGCCAGCCGGCATTGCGCCTGGATAAGTTGGCGTGGGATTTTGTCACTGGCCAACGGTACGCCGTCCACAACCACCCCAGATCGCGGCCACGGTAGCGCCTGATCCGGCGACGAACGGGAACCACGCCAGCTTTGCCCGGCCAGGTAGTCCATAGCCTGCACCAGCAGCGTTTCGCATTCACTTTCATCATCCGGCAGCGAGTAACCTCGCCCCGTAGCAAAAGCACGCGCATCGGCCACACTGGCGTAGCTGTTAAAATCCGGCGAGGCTGGATCCGTTATCAACATGATCACCTCCAGAAAAAACGGGGCCGAAGCCCCAATAATTACGGTGCGGTCACGGTCACAGCGCAGGTTGCGGTCTTATCGCCGTCCTCTGTTGTCACCGTGATCGTTGCCGTCCCGGCGGCTACACCGGTGACCTTGCCATTTTCTACCGTTGCTTTTGCGGCATCAGATGTAGACCAGGAAACCTCTTTATTTGTGGCGTCTGTCGGCGCCACGGTAGCCGTCAGCGTTTCATCTGCGCCAACAGCTAAAGAGGTGGTGGTCTTGTTAAGCGTTACACCTGATACCGCGATTACTTTGCGGCCTTCTCCCCGAAAGTCACCATAACGCCGGCGGTGTCCTTATCACTGGTGCGGACCTTCTCCCAGTTCCCCGCGGTGGTCAGCTGCGCATCAGTCGGCGATTTGATGTTGGCATTTTTCCACTGGTAGCCTTTCAGACCAATAGTGAAGTCGTATTCACCCTGCATCAGGGCTTTCAGGTTTTCCTGACCCAAAACAGGCTGCGCCAGCATGGTCAACGGCACGGTTTGAACCGCTGCTGCGACGGACGTCAGGCCCAGCACGTGCTGCAGCTTGTCTTTGGACAGCGCCGGGATATCGGAAATCACAAAACGGCGCCCCAGACCGTCCTGCATGATGTTGACGTTACCGATCTGGAACAGGCGGTTAGCATTACCCAGCGACTCATCAAGGAAATCGTTGTACGTGGCACCGTCCATTACCCAGGCGATAATGCGGGAGAAAGAATCCCCCATCGGGCGAACACCTTTATTCAGCCCGCGGAGGGATGGCATTACCGGGGTGCCCGCGGCGCCAGACAAATCGGTCACCATTTTGGTGTTGGTGGCAATCGCCGTTTTCAGCGCACCGCAGGTGGTGTTCAGGTAATCCTGAATCATCGCCTCAGCGGCCTGTGCCGCAACCACCGAGGATGCTTCTGACACATCCTTACCCAAGCGTTTCATCATGGTTGGGGTGACGCTCACCGGGCCGATACGCCCATCAATTTTGACCATGCGATCGAGGATTTGGCCCAGTTCGTCAGGAGTCAGATCCCCGCTGCCGTAGGCGTTACGACGTTGTGCCAGGCCGCCGATCAACTGCCAGCTGGTTTGTTCGATGAAATCACCGATATGGTCGCCGTTACCCATGACCAGCGCGCCACCGGAGGCGGCGTTAAACTTTTGGACTTCTTGATCCACCAGCTCGGTCGCGGCGATGGAAACTTGCTTCTGGAAAATAATAAGAGACATGCGTTACTCCTGATTGTTATCAATAATTTGTCGTGCACGGCTTACCAGAGAATCCGGATTGCCGCCGTTTCCGTTCCCGCCGCCCCCAGCGCCTGGATTATGGCCACCGTCGCCCCCGGTTCCGCTGGCCTTGCTGCCGATAATCACGCCCTTGAAGGCTGTATTACCGATGAATTCTTTTTTCAGCTCGTCAATGCTGGCCGCACTCGGCTTGCCGGCACCGTCGAGGATGCGCGTCACGTGCTGGCCGTCTTTTTCTTCAATGGCCAGTCGTGATTTGATATGCGGCAACATCACCGGTGCGGCATCGCCCGCCAGTTCGGTCGCCAGTTTCTGCGCCACATTGTCTACCAACAGCCCTTGCAGACTGGTGGACAAAGCGTCAATTTTTGTTTTTGACTGGGCGTCGGCATCAGCCAGTTTTTGCGCCCAGGACTTCTCCAGCGCATCGACGTCGCCGTTTTTCTTGGCTTGATCTTCCGCCGCTTTTTTTGCGTCTTCCTCTGCCTTGCGGCGCGCCGCCTGCTCTGTTTTTTTCTCGGTCATCAGCTCATCGACTTTCTTTTTCAGGCCATCGAGCTCTGAGGTGTCAGGCAGCCCTTCTATCTGCACCTGGTAACCGTCGCCGGACTCTTTGTAGAGCGCCTTTTGCACGTCATTTAGCGCGTTGTACTCGTCTTTCGTGATTTTGAATTTCATCATCAACCCCGTTGTGATGGCGCGGCCCCGGGCCGCAGATATAAAAAAACCACCCGGAGGTGGTCGCTATAGTCCGGCGTCCGAAAACGCCCGTTCGTCAATGTCTCGTAGCTGTTGCAGGCTGAGCCACTCCCCTTTGTCGGAAAAGAACTCCGCCGGCCGCATGCCGCCGTCACGCATCAGGCGGGCGCGGGTTTCGCCCAACACCTCCACCTGGCGCTGGTAGGGCTGCCGTTGCAGCCAGTCCCGGTAATTGGTTTCCGCCGGCACCTGGCCATCCATGCTGGCACGTGTACCCGCTGGCATTTCGTCAGCATCGATACCCAGCGCCCGCCATGATTTCACCACCAGCGTTTCTACCGAGCGACAGCAGAAATGGATCCTGCCGGGTCCGGCGCCGTAGGGCACCTTGTGGTCGATCGGTCTGTTGTCCAGCGTATAACGCAGGCGGTCACGAACGATGCAAGTAGGCGTGGTCTTGTTGTCGAGGGTCGCCAGCCACTGCTTGCAGTCGATAACGTCGGCGTTAGCCTGGGCGAACTCCGTGCGTGCCACGGCTGCCATATGGTTTACAGCGGTTTTTATCACGCTGGTTGCGTTGGCCCGGCCGGTTTGCAATACACCGTCCTGATAATTTCGCGCGCGGGTACCGCGGATCCGCAGATAAATCTGGTCTGTCGTTTCCCCCTGTAGGTAACCCTGGCTCACAGCATTGCTGATGCGCTGTAACCTGTCGCTTTCCAGCTTGTCGGCCCATTCACTCAGCAGGCGCCCCTGAAACGGACGTGCCAGCGCTGCCGCGTAAACCTGCTGCGGCGTCAGGCTGATAAGCGGATAGCGCTGCTTCACCAGGTCGGGCAGCAAGGAATCGAACAGACTGAACTGAAAGCCGCCTTCATACCCGATAAAATCGTCCAGTTCGTCGGTCAGCACACCGTAAAGCCGCTGGTAAACCTGCCGGTTAATATCCCGCACGCCACCCAGCAGTGAATCAAGACGGCGAACGGTGAAGCTCTGCGGATCTACATCTTCCAGCGCCATCAGCAACTTTGACGACAGTTCAGCGTCCGCCTGGTCGAGAATCTTCACCATCCGCCGGGCGACGCCAGTGGAATAACGGGAAACAAACAGCGCGTGCGCTATCGTCTCATCAAGCAGGCGGCTGTTTATCGTCCTCACGTCCGCCTCCTGTCAGATTCGGGTCCTGGTTGCGCAGCAAGTCCTCCACCTCTTCCGGTGTCATGCCCTGGTCAATCAGGCCTATGCTCTGCTGATAACGGATGAAATCCACCAGCAGCATCTGGCCGGACTGCACCATCTGCATCAACACCGCCAAAGCGGCAGAATCCAGTGCGGAAATTTCATAGCGTTTGTTCAGCTCGATAGTGGCTTCACCGCTGCCGGCGAACATTACCGCGAACGCCAGCGCCCGGTTGATGGCCTGTTCAACGTTGCCAACACACAGGGACAGAATGCTGTTATCCGTCTGTGCCTCATCGCTTGCCTGCGTTGCGGTTCGGGCGGAGGTATTACGCTCCACCAACTTCGCGCCCAGCATGGCCATCTGCTTTTCGCGGCGTTCGGCCACCGTCAGCGGCAGATTGCGGTCTTCGGCCTGCACGATACTGATCACGCCATCTTTTGGCAGTAAAATGCCTTTCGTTGAACCGACTTTGACACCGCCCGTCAGATACCGATCGGCCCATGCCTGATCCAGACCACCGACTGCAATAGTGGGCTGCCCGGTGAGATGCGCAATTTCGGCGATATCCGCTTCCGCCTGGTAGTGCTTAACGTTCACATTGGCGATATCGGCCAGCGGCGGAGCATCGGGGGTGTGGTCGTTGTTGCCGGCGCCAATCCATGACCACGGCAGTTCGGTAAGTTGCTTGCCGGCGCTATCTTTCAGCTCGACCAGCTTTCCTTCCATCATACCGGCGGCGCTCTGCTGCCAGCGGCGGGCGTAAGCCAGCCCATTAATTAGACGCAACTCAATCCACACTTTCTGCAGCAACAACTCGAAATTTTCCGGGTCATCCACTGGCTCAACGTAGTGCACCACCACCAGCGACGTCTTACCGGCGGTCACGCGCCAGTTAATGATTTCTTTGGCTGTGAACAGGCGCAGGATGGGACGGCCAAGCCGGGCAAGCGTCTGACTACCCGATGCGGTGTAGTCCGTCAGGATACCGGCACGCCCACGTTGTAAGTTCTGGCTTACCCCATCACGAATAAGCTGCGTAAGTGGTTGGCCTTCGCCGTCAGCGTCAGCCTCTAAATCGGCAATGCGGCCGGTCATGGTGATTTTTACCGGCTTACCAAATGCGACGCCCAGCAGGCCGGACAGCGTTCGCCCGGTGGCATTGATGAATGGCGCCCGCTGCTTATACGCCTTGTAGCGAATATCCTGCGGGTCGTCGTTGATGCTGTCGCTGCTGGGGTGCGGCAGGTATTTTTTGCCGCGCTTTTTAATTTTTCGCTCACCATCAACGCAGTCACCGACGAGCTCCCACTCGGGCAGAAACTCGCGGTATGCCGGGTGGCGATAATCGATGTTTTGCGTAGACATCAGTATGCGAATCCTATGTTGAGGTTGGTCACCGGCTTGATGATCGGGAAGGTTTTGTGGATGTAGTAACCGGCGCCGTCGTTGGGGTGGTCGTTGTCGGATTTTTTATCGGGCTCGCCGGTTTTTTCATCCCACACCTGCTGCTCCAGGCATTCGGTATAAACCGGGCAGCGCACCACGTTGACCTTGTAGCGCCGTTCGCCGTTGGCATTGCAGAACATGGCATTCATCGCGTTGATGCGGTCTTTCACCGGCGGGTTGGCGTTATCGACTATCACGTTGAAGCCGGCATCCTGCAGTTGGGCAATATCCGTTTTGCTGGCGTTGTTCGACTTGCGGGAGTCGCCGGACGCATCCGGATAGATGTAGATTTCCCGGACCTTAAGGTAATCGGCGCCATCGTAGAGCCAGAAACGCTCCTTGATAATGCGGATAATGTCAGGGGTGTCGTAGGCGTTGATGATTTCGTTAACCGCACACGGCAGCCCTAAGCGCAGGACGTGGACGATGCCGGCCATCTTGCCAACGTTGAAATCCATCCCGATATAAAGCGGTTCGCCTGGCTGTTCCACCTCGTTGCAGTTGTTCAACCGGCGATCGAACTGGTGATAAATGGTGCCGCTCGTCAGGTTGGTAAATTGCCCGCGCAGGTAGGCTTTAATCAGTTCCGGCGGATAACTCCCCATCAGCGAGGGGATATAGTCCGGCGGCAGGTTCTTTTCGTTGTCGAACGTGGAAGCCTGTACGAGGCCGTATAGCGTAGCCAGCTCCGGTTTATCGCGTACCTCTTTGACGAACTGGAGCCAAACGAATTTAAACCCCTCCGGCGTCGTGGTGACGTCGATCCCGTTACGCAGCCCATCAACCTTGTAACGCATACGCGCGATGATTTTTCGCCAGGCCTTTTGCGCCTTTTCCTTTTTCATCACGTCGAGTTCATCTATCAGCGCATTGCCGATTTTGAAGCCCACAATGGTTTCCGGTTTTTCCATCGAGCGACAAATCGTCGTCCCGCGGTACTGGCGACCAGCGTAGAAATGCACCTCTTTATTGCTCTCGTTGATCTTTACGCGCATCCCCCAGTCGTGCGCCACTTCTTCGACTGTCGGGTAGAAAATATCGCGTATCTGCGGATAGGTCGGGGCAAAGTAGCCCTGGTTGATGCGGGGGAACTCCCACATGCCCTTACAGATGCCACCACAACCCACCCAGGTCTTGCCGCTACCGAACCCAGCCACGTAGGCCTTGAACTTGTGCGGCATCGCCAGAAAACGGGCTTGAGGGATATTAAGCGTCGGCGCTATCATCGTCCCTCACTTTGGCATCCACCACGTTGATGTTGATTGCCACCGGCTTCGGCGTGTCGTTGTCGTCATCGTCTGACAGCTCTTTACCCAGCTTTTCAATCTCAAGCTGCCGGCGCTCGATTTCCACCTGTTGCAGCCGCTGCGCAAACTCACTGTCAGCCAGGCCCAACCGTTTCATCACGGCCTCAAACATTTTTTCTCGGCTGATGGCTGTGATTTCCACGCCATTCTTCCCGACCTTCGTTCCTGAATACGCCAAACGGGCAATGCCAGATAATTTCCGCGTATCAGGGAAATAAGCCCGGCCTATGCCGTCACCATTGCAACGCGGACAATCTGGATTAGGATCCGCGTTCTGGTCATACCCATACCCCCCTTTGTCTGGCGGGTCCGGCTTGTTCCTGGCTTTCGCCTCTGCACACTTTTCCTCATGCTCGATAGCGTCACGCCATTGGTAGTGATGGCCAAAGCCCCAGCAGTGACGGCAGGCACCGTGGCGATACTGCGAAATCTCGTTGGCGTCAAAGGTGGCCAATTGCCACATCTTCGCAAGCACGTCGTCAGCGTTGGCCAGCGTGCGTGAGACGGATGCAACCAGCTGGCTCTCAATGGCTCGTTTAACGTTAGGATTCGTTAGAAGTTGTCGACCATAATTCGGATCACTGTAACCGGCACGCTCAGCCGCAGCAGTGGCGTTCTGGTCGATGAGGTATTCCGCTACGAAAAGGCTTTGCTGTGGTGATAAGCCTGATTCAGATATCAGCTCTTCAGCGCTGGCTGTTGGATTCTCCTTGGTACGTACCTTTGATTTTTGCGTACCGTTTTTGCGTACCTGCGTACCTTTTTGCGTACCAGTTTTTACACTGCGTACCCAGCCATGCTTTTTGGCGCGCTTTCTAATGGCCCCTTCACTGATGCCGTATATCTCTGCCAGGTCTCGGAGAGAAAGTTGACCGGCACAGTAATCGCGCTCAAGGCCGCTTTCTTCCGGTTGTGACATTTAGCATGCTCCGTTAGTAAACCTATTAATGCTTTGATGTTATTCTTTCTCCTCACCATATTTGCTCATGGAGAGTTTTTTATGTCCTCACTTGAAGAACGCCTTGCCGCTTTAGAAGAAAGTAACAATGATCTTAAATTGCAAATACATGCTGCCAAGGTTGCAATCACCACGCTCTCTGTTTGCTTGAATGGAATGGCAGGAGATAAAGGAGCTCTTGCTTCTGCGTTTGAAAAGGGGATGGAAGCTCCCCATTGGCAAAACTTCGAAACTGATGATGAACGCCGTTATCAAGAGGAATTGACAAAACAAATCCTCCCGCTCTTGGCTGCCAGCACTGATTAAGCATTATCGATGGCGCTCAATGAGTGCCATCTGTAATGCCTATTAACCATCCGTATCCGGACGAGCCACCGCACGACAAGCCCACATGCAGGCTTCCTGCATCTTGGTGCGGGCGATAGCCAAGCAGCGAGCAGCCTCATGCGCTTCGGCTGAGTGATTTCCCGTTTCACATAACTCAGCGGAAATCTCATCGCGCTCAGTTTCGATCAGACTGCAAAAATGTCGGCTGACACCTTTGAGGCGGTTCATGCGCTCAATATCACCAGGCGTTAAAGTACGGTATCCCTTCACCGTGTTGCCATCTTGGGGTTTAGCTTCGTTCATTGGTTTCTCCCGACGGATGCCCGCCATTGGTTCAGCGTGGCCACCTGGCCAGCGCAGATTGATAAAGTTGTTTGTAATGCCAGTGTGTAACTCAGGGCATCGCCCCAAGTGTTGCCCTGCAGCGTTGGTTGCTCACATGGGATGAATACGGACTCAGGGGGTAGCAGCACTACCTGTTGCGGTGCCGATGGCAGCGTTTTGCTGCAGGAGGTCAATAACAGCGGCAGGCATAGGACTATTGCCACATTTATCGTTTTTAAGTGCATCGCGTAATTTCCTCTGGTACGTTTCCCACCGCTGGCGCAGTTGCTGATTATTCTTTTGTTGTTCTGCCATCAGCGTGCGGTTATGGGCGTCCTGTTCCTGCATGGTGGCAATCAGTCCTGACTGCTGCGCCAGCGTCTTCTTCTGTTTCTCAACCTGTTGCCGAGCCTCTTGGTATTTTCCGTGGTAATGATCTGCACTCCAGATCAGTCCACCAGCAAGGCTGATAACAAACACGGCGACCAGTATCTGATAGCGGTTCATTTGTCTAATCCCCAGCATGCCAGTTCGGCTTCCTGATCCCGTCGTGCAACCTGACCAAAACAGTTATTCGAGCGGATCCGGCAATCCCGTCCACCGTCAAATATCCAGCGGCGGATCTCTCGGCATGCACCAGGGCGATCACCGGCATTCAGTTTTTTGTAGAACGTCGAAGTGAAGCATTTGCTGGGGCCAATGTTCCACGGGCAGAACGAAGCGATCCCCACTTTTTGCGGTTCGGTCAGCGTCGCCTTAACGTTGCGGTCTACCCAGTCGAGCGCCTTTTTCTGTTCGGCTGCGTCAATTCGTTTGCACTGCTCGGCAGTCAGGCGCATGCCTTTGGTGACCTTCTGACCGTTGACAGTGGTCACACCGCCGCAGATTGTCCAGATCCCGCCCGCGTCCTGATACGCCGTTAGCCGCTGCCCTTCTTTCTCATCCTGAAACTGCGCCATCATCACCGGGGCCGATGCGCCGGCAGCAATCAACGCCAGCATCGCGGCACTGAGTTTTGATTTTACTGAAGCCACTACTCGCCCCCTATCAGGTCGACATCCCGAGCACTGATGTTCTTGCTTGAACGGTCAATGAGGTACATTTTCAGCAGTTTCTCTCGACGACATCTGAACCAAATACCAACGATGCACCCGATGACGGAGCTGAGAATGCCGACGAAAATGCCGATCACCATCCACTCACTGGGCGAAAAATAATTTATCGCCCCGAGCAGCAGGCCAATCAGCCAGCCGCCATGCGTGGCGCTATCTGCGATTTTTTCCGGCATGGATCTCATCCTTCCCCCTCGCCGGGGCATGCCCCGATCATCGGGTAATAAAAACGAAAAACCCGGCGGCTGCCGGGTTATGGTGAACTTTCTGGTTTGGGATACGGCTTCGGGCTGAACAGTTTTGTGTTAAGCCGCCGGCGAGCTCGCTTGTTCAAAAAGCGGATATAGCGGAATTGGTTGAATGTGTGAGCTGTCGCTCGATGTGCATTTTCCTGCAAATAGCTGCCACGGGTGCCAGCCTTACGCCCTTTCGTCGTCATTGCGATCTTGTGGTACCACTCACCATCGAGCTCGTAAAACGTCGTTTGGTGGCTGCCGACATAATCGAAATTGCTGGCCTGGTACACGACGCCGAACCGTCCGCACCGTTCATCGGCAAACGTCTGCACCCACTCAACGGCGGGATACAATAGCTTGATGCTTTTCAGCGCGTAGCTGATGGCGCGGGATTCGGTATTACGTGGCATCCGGTCATGAACCCATAACCGGTTGAGCTCCATGTATTCGCGATTGCCTGTGCCGGTCACCACACGAGCCCCACTGCTGGGGTTCATCGCATAGCCCCACTGCATGACGCCCACCAGCTCGCGGCCGTCGAAAATACCCAGATGCAGATAGGAATTGTTCACTACGCGTTTGCTGTAGTGAAAGTGACTAATCACCAGGCGAGCCAACCAAACGGGGATCGTTGCAACATGCAGATCGTCACACCCATAACCGACGGTTTCGCCTGCGTAGACAATCGGCGCTGGCTTTCCGCTGGCACGTGACACAACACCATTAATGTGTTTTTTCAATGTATAAGTACTCCAATAGAGCCGGTGTACTCGTGACCTTTGACGCGGGTATGCAGCCCCGGAGAGCAGCAACTTTCCGGGGCACCCATCAGAGTGTAGAAACGAAAAAACCCGCTCAAATGGCGGGTTTCTTTTGGATTTGTCGCTGCGGATACCACTTCGCGAAGCTTAACCTAATTTAACCATTTTCCGCGCAAAGTCAACGGTAAAATCTTTCAACGTTTGAATTGAACGCATCACACATCGGCAGGTAAAGCATAAACTCTGCAGTTTTCAACCAAACGGCGATCCGGGTTTCGCAGGTGCGCATACACCATTCAGGCCGAATATCGTGTAAGTCTGCTGCCATAGCCTTTTTGCTTTTCCCCCGCCCTATATACCGCTGCTGAATTACGTACTTCAATCCAGGGTTATCCAACAGGACGGTGCCGATCACTTTGTCAATGGTTGATGCCTCCTGGTCGGAGCAAAACGCTAGACTACTTTTTTGCTTACCTTCCATGATATCCAGCAGGTAGCGCTGCAGCTCGCTTTTGTCGCATCCCGTTTTTTTAAGTTGCCGTAGAGCCTGGGTGATCGCGGCTTTAGTTACTTTCTCACTGGCTAACAAACGGTTGAACATGCTGCCGGCGCTGCCGTACTTCGCCATGCCCGACCAGCGGCCCCACATTTTCAACTTACCCTCAATCCATACTTGCTCAAGCGCACGCAGGTGCAGCTCCTTGCCATCGCCCTTACCAATATTCTCAGGATAAATCATAACTTGCCCTCACTTCTTAAAATAACTTGCGTGCGGAATACGCCCTCGGCGTGGTAAAGACGCAGGGTTTCACGGTCATATTCGGTTTTTGTACGGGAATCGATGGCGTCATGACAGCAACTGCAGGACCAGGCACCCTGCTCATCGTCAGGTTTCATGCCGCCACCGCAGGTGCCAGCCATGCGGTAATGCGCCAGAACGGTTGTTTCCGGATTGAAGTTACAGATACCAGGTATCCGGATCTGGCAGTCACGGCCTCTGGCCTCTTTTTTAAGATTGGCCATTACGCGAAGCTCATTAGCTGCGACGCGGCGTTCTCAACTTCGATATGCGTGCGGAAAGGTTTATGCAGGATCCATCGCCATAAAACATCGAGCGCGGCTTTATACAGCTGATGAAACTCAGTTTCGTCCATATTGGCGAACGCTATGCTGCGGGGGTGTTTGCGTAGTGTTCCGTCTGGGAGTTGGATCGCGTCATAATGTCCAGACTCGACCGTCACCCATGCGCGGTATGCATCAAAGGATTTGCATGCACTGATGCTGCCGGCACGCCGATCGGCTATGCGGTCGAGATACTGCTCGGCGGCGTCGAGCAGGGCCGGTTCATTGCCGCCGAACGTGGCCAGGAATCTGGCATAGCCGGTAACCAGCTTACGCTCGTTCGTCGAGATGGCGCCGCCGGTCGGCTCCCAGTATTCGAAGCCCAGATTGAGGAGCGCGAAAAAGCGACGGTGAAACGCCGGATTGCGCACCTTTTTGAAGTCGGCCACCAGCACGGCGCCGAGCTTGCAATTTTTTTGCAGAAAATCGCTGGTCTCCGGCGTGGCCGGGATCAGTATTCCTGATGATTGCTTGATGAGTTGTAACTGCGCCATGTTTTCTCCTGTGGCGCAGCAGGCACGGGGTGTTCAGGCCCGTTAGGTCAGTCTATCAGAATTTACGTTTCGGTAGCCGGCTCGTTCTAAAATTTGTGTTATCAGTTTTGGCGTGCCGACAATGTCCTCTGGCTGTAGCGGCATAAAGGAGATTTGATCGCCCTTTCGGTACATCAACGCCCGCTCGCAGACGGGGAAATTTTTGAATCTACCAACCACTGCATCATCCATGCAGCGCACGACCTTGTACCCTCCTGGGGGCGTGTCTTGTAATCCGGTCACCTCAACCTCCTTTGCTGTGTGATTTGTCGGCAAAGAGTGCCATCAATAAAACCAGTCGTCCGCGCTTTCCCAAGTCTCCTGCAGGATGTTCTCTACTTGCTCTTTGGCGCCCTTTTCAGCCCCGAGCACCGACAGATTATCCTGGGTGCCGAGCCGGACGGCGACGCGGCAGTCGGGGTATGATTTCAGCAATCGCTTCTGGAACTCCTGTTCAATCGCCGCAACAGCGCCATCTGGTAACTCTTTGTTTTTCTGGATTACTAATTCAACTTTCATCATGCACCTCACGATACTGGTTATTTATACAGTATAATTATGGTTAGAATAATTTGAGTTTGCAAGAAAAGAAAAGCCCCTTGCGGGGCTTTTGTGTGCTACAGGCCGAAAATCAATCATTATCTAGTGATTTTAAGATGTTACATGCGCTGTCACCCTGCGGCGCTGCTGGCAGCACGGCTACTTTCAATTCGCTCAGCTTATTGTCTACGGTTCGCCTCCGGTCAAGATTGTTTCCTCTCAATTTGTCCAATCAGACTCTTCAACATCACCGTTGCGTATAATCCTGGTGCCAATACTTTCGGTGCATCGGCATAGCCTGCTCGTATGAACATCGATTTAATGTGCAACGGTGCTAGCCGGAGGTTACTAATCTGGTTATTTTGCACATCGTTATCCAAATGAATAATGCCGTAACCGGTGGGAAGCGGCCCGTTGACACACTCCCATACGTAAACGTCGATGCGCATTCTTTTACCATTAGCATAAATATATTTCAGCCCCTTCCCTGTTCCGTGCTTACATTTCTGATTCCACCCCCTGCTAGCCATTACGTCCTTGATAGAGTCAACGGACTTTTTCGCGCCAAACCGCTCATTAAACATCTGCGTCAAATTTTTCCACCCAACAGCTCTATTAGCATAAAGGTAAGTTAATTGCTGATCGCTATAACGATATTGTTTTGCAGCATACCGATCTAGCCCACGCTGACGTAATACCTCCCTCATCGTGCCTGGTCTTTTATTTGTCCCAAATTCGTAGTTGAACAAATCGGTAATTTCACGAAACGTTTTCCCTTTGCAATGGGTTTTCAGGAATAAATTTTGCGCGTCCGTATATTTTTGGCTCATTCTTCGATCCCCAATACTCTCGGCACTCGGCCGGCATAACCGTCATACACGGCTTTCTGTGCATCCAGCGCCACGCGGTAAGTCTGAATCATCGTTCCCGCCACTTCTGATACGGCCTTAGCACGTGAGATCTCCTCCAACAACGCTTCACCTTTCAGCGATGGATCGGTGAGATTCTCCAACATCATGAACTGGTGATTTACCAGATCAGCAAGTTTGTTTTTCATGCAGACGCCCTCCCGCGCACACCGGCCAGCGCCTGATCAAACATCTTGTGGATTTGGCAGAACCGCAGTTCTACGGGGTTGAAGTGCCAAAGTGTTTTGTCTGGCCTGCTTTGCTTTCCGACTGGCCGATAATTCACATCCCCCAGCTCTAGGAAACGTTCGGTTGCGCTACCGAGGTGGTAGCGGGCTTGCGGTCCCTGGCCTGTTCTGACGATATCTACGTTAGGTGACTTGAGCATTGAATTCAGTCGAATGCAGATCTGCGATCGAGTTAGGCTATTGCCCGGGTATTTTTCCCGTGTCAGTGCGCAGATATCCGCCGTGGATAGATTTTTACCCTTGATAAGTTCGACAAACTGCCGAGTTGTAATTCTGGTCATTGGTTATGCTCCGGTCTTTACATGGTTGATCATTGTGTTACCCCAAATTTTTTTTGCGCTTGTACTCCGCATAGGCCAGTTCTGCCGGCGTTGGGCCAGGTGGCGCCTTTGGTGCTGCCAATTGACGGCGGATCGGTGGAATTGGTATTCCTCCCTCGGCTCGTTTTTCCCAGTAAGCCAATTCCTTTGCTGCCAAATCTCGAAGTTCTTTTTCTGTCAGTTTGAAATCGATCCCCTTTCGTTTCAGCACGATGCAAATTTGATACAACACAGGGTGTTTCCATGGGAAAGCTTCCGTACTGCTGTACCGGTAAAACTCGTTGCGCCAGCGCTTGTTCTCGGTCATCACGTCGTCAACCGTAAGACCGAATGCCCCACCACTGCATTCGGACGTCACCGCAACAAATTCGGCTAGATCTGGTGGCCAGTGGCTACCTGCTTTGCACTTGTCTGCGAACGCAGTACAGACTCGTGTGAGTTGCTCACTCGTCATCGAATTGACCTGAGCCGTCCACAGGTCCGATGGACGATTGCCATTCTTGGCAATCCAGCGCTGACCGTAGATTTTGATCATCAGTTCCCATAGCAGCCATTCCGGCGGAGTTATTGCCTGTGAGCTGTTCCCACTCGGTGAACTGCTCGTAGTACGAGCGCTGATCGCTCGGGTTGTATCGGAATTCCACATGGTTACCTCCCGTGGTTATTTCCCATGAATTATCAAACTCCCTGCGCGGCCCCAGGAATGTCTGGGCCTGCAGAACGAATTCAGTACCGGTCTTCTCGCTGAGCTGACAGAAATTCTGGTACCGTCGAACACCTTCGAGCATGGCCAGCGGTGCCACGCCATCACGCTGCCGTGCATTCCAGCATGCAAACGCTTTGTTTTTTGGGTTGCTGCCCTGCCGCCGCGGGTAGGCTTGCCAAAGTGTCTCGAACTCCGGCGGGTAATCCTGCCCTTTGGTTTTCTTGGCAGGTGGTGCAGCAGATTGATCTCCCCCACCCTCCGTCGGCGCTTGGCGAGCTTCTCCGCCATGCACCAATAGGGTTTTATCTTTTAGTTCTTTATCTTTATCTTTATCTTTATCTGGCGTGACTTTGCGTGACCCTTCGTGACCGACCTGCGCTTCCTTCGCTAACCGTTGCCTTTCCCGCTGGGCTCTTTTCCTCTCAGTGGCAGACATGGCGCCCGTTTCAGGGTTTCCGGAGTCGTCCCTTTTGACCTGCCTCTTTTCCCATCCAGAGAGTGTCGATCCCGTTAAAACACGCCCCTGCATAGCATCTAAAATTAATGCTATGTCACGGTCGGTCACATCGAGTGCGCTTGCTAAATCTTCCTCCGTGACATCTGCGTGACCTCGCGTGACACCTTGTGACGCACTAACCAAAAGGTGCACGTAGGTTGCCTGGACAAGCGCAACAGGCTGGCCAGACAGTCTGGCTATCGTTCGCCATTTTGGGTCGTTGGGCATGTCGTGCCAGAGCCGCAACCATGAATTAGCCATCTGAACTACCTTTGTGTTTGCTTATGTCGCTGCACTACTTTTACCGGCGCCCCATGCGGCGCCCTGGCACATGCGGACGGTCAGGCTTTCCCTTCACTCGCTTGTAGTGCTTGGCGTGGTTCTTTGCCCAAACTAACAACTCGGCAAGGCTAATCCGCGGGTTAGTTGCCTTGTGGTCAATAGCAGCCATAGCAACAGATGTGGCTGTAGCCTCATCCAACTTTGCTTCTCGCAGCTGTGCAGTAATTTGTTTTAAAAGAAAATCTCGATTGGTCATTGGTTTATGCTCCGGTCTACTAAAAACAGCCACTGAATACCGCCGCGGCACTGGCCATAACTGCAGCCCACCGATCCGGCGGCGCCAGCCTTACCAGCGATTCGATACCCTCACGGATTTCTTTCTCCAGCTCACGCAGCGGCGCGCCGAGTAATGCCGCCTGCTTAGCATCTGCACATTCCTTGATTGCGTCAGCCACCAGCTCAAACTTGGTTTTCCCCTGCTTTAAACCATGCTTCCGGGCTATCTCGATCGGCATCACGTCGGCGATCACCGGCGCCAGCTGTAGGACGTAACCAGCGTATTTTTCTGTTCGATTCGGGTTGTCCAGCCAACGAAATATGTTCTGTCGGTTGTTGCGGTCGACATCGCCCAACTGGAGACCTTTCCCGCCACGCCGAAACCATTCATGAGTGATCAGCTTCGCAATGGTGTCCTGAGCTCTTCCGGGTAAGTTTCCCTGCCATTCCTCCACAGCCTGGCGAACCGTCTCGGGTTTAACGCTGGCACGGCGCCGGGTGGCAGATTGATTTTCTGAACTCAGGCGCTGGTCACCGCCCCTGATAGCATTCTGAAATACGAATGACATGGTTAAGCCTCCTGATTTTTTAGTTCAGGTTCTGGTGGGAAAAGGCTATCGAGAGTGCATTCACTCCCCAGGCGATTCATTGTTTCAACGATGAGCCGGCACTCCGTTAACCCCGGTTTACGGGTGCCGTTTTCATAGTTTGAGATACGTGACTGTCTCCAGCCGAAAATGGTTGCGAACTGCTCTTGGGTTAGGCCAAGGGCAATTCGCTCTTTTGCAATGTTGTTCATTTGAGCCTCGAATAATATGTCACTCGCCAAATAAAACACATAACGTGTTTCAATGTCAATGCAATTCGAGTTTTGAGTAATAACACGCTGCGTGGTAAAACGCCTTACATGAACATGAATGATAAGATTGTCGCCCGGCTCAAACAGGCCAGGGAAAAAAGAGGGATATCCCAAAAAGTACTCGCAGAGTGGTGTGGGTGGGCACAGTCGCGCATAGGAAATTACGAGTCAGGATCACGAAATATTGGCATAGATGATGCCGTGATTCTCGCGAAAGCGTTGGGGCTGAGACCGGCTGAGTTGGTGTTTGGTGATGAAGACACACCAGATTCTTGGATGAATGATAATCAAAGAAAAATGCTCGACTTATTCAACCAGCTTCCTGAAGCCGAGCAAGAGCGCATGATCGACCTCTTCCAAATGAGACTAAAAGAGCTCGATGACTACGTAGAGAAGTACCTGCGAGGCCGGTACAAACCAACCGAGTAGAGACCAAGAACGAGTTGATTTAGAACGTTTGCGGCATTGCCGAAGAAGTTAACACAGCAGCGCAACCCACGGAGATCGGTGCGCATTAACTCTTTACCGGGCTTAAACTATCAGAGTGAAAATGGAAAAGTTAATTGACGAATCAAACTTAGAAGTAACTAAAAAATCAAAAGCAAAAAAGGTCACACTTAGAGCCTTTGAAGTAAAAAATTCTTCACTAACCCAAGCATCTAGTAACGCTAAACCATTGCTTTTAAAAAAGTTAGATGAGCTTAAGGCCGCAAAAAATCGCTGTATGATTTTGAATCATGAAGATCCAAATCAAGAACGGGACTTGATTTCTTACTTTAAAGAAGCCGCTGCAAGCAATTCTGTTTTTTGTACAATGTTAAGAATAAGCTCTGATAGTGACGTGCAACACATCACAGACTCCCTTTTTGAAAGGGAGTTTTTCACTATGGACGAAATTGATAATGAGCATATAGACACATCTGCCATTTGTAAAAGCCATTACTACTTTTCTCTTAGTGACGATTTCTTAGTAACCAATTTACCAGGCAACAAAACCATCACCCGCCTACAAACGTATCTTAGTTGGTTTACAAACAATGAGTTACTTGAATTAACGCCGGCAATCTCTGCAACAGATAAAACTCTCCTTAGCGATCTTAAAGGGATCGTTGTTAAAGATCCCGACCCTATAGGTGAAGGGAGTTCAAATTCAGGCGCTTCCCCTTCCCCTGCAGGAACGGCTATGGCCGAGTCTAGTAAAACCATAAAATTGACAGATCAGGTTCTAGAATTGCTTAAGAAGTCCATATCAGGAACCAAAACATTCGATGAGATTGCATTTGGTCAGATGATTTCTGCTGAATTGCTGATAAAATTCAACAAACCGAGGAAGATGTCTATTCAGGAATACCAAAAAGTGCTAGGCGCCTATCTCAAACCTGTAAGTGACTTAGACAACGTTACTTTCAAGCGTAAAGATGGTAAATCTGAAGTTAAGGGGCGAGACCTCTTACGGACCCAAACGGTTGAGATTGAAACAACCCAGTCAGGGAAAATTGTAGAACAGCATTTGTTGCAAGAGATGAGTAGATTTTTACTTGAGCTAAAAAATGAAAAGAATGGTAGTTAACACGCTAATACTACTAGTTGTCGCTATTTTCTGTAGCAGTGTCTGGGCCGTACGCCCAGACAGCTTCTTTTCGTCTACAATCTACACAGTTTCAGGCATCATGTTCTCAATCGGTCTTGGCCTGATCGTCACATTCAATCCAAGTGGCGTAAAAAACAAAAATTACATTAACGCGCTCAGAGTTAACATTGCTAATGTTAGAAATTCCTTCCTCACTCACTTTGGGTTGTCAACAGTTTATTATGTTCTAAATCAATATCTTGCGGACCCGAAATACGAGATCCACTTGCATTACAAGATCGATATTTCATTTAGTTATTCAATTTTCTTGTGCCTACTGATGTTTTACTCTGCTATTTATTTTGTTGTTAATTTCATTGAAATTCAAAAACTTAACAACGATATTTTTGATAACATAAACAAAGAACAACAATGAACCGGCCACCGAGCCGGTTTTTTTATACCCTCTCCACCATCTAACCGGCCGCCGCGCCGGTTTTTTTGCAACTGACTATCCCATCTTATCAACAAATTTGATCTGTGCTGCCAAATTAAAACACAAGTCGTGTTGACAAAATAACACGATTAGCATTTAATAACTTCATCGCAGCAACGAGTCATCAAGGCAGGATGCCCACGAAGTAGCCGCCACCGGCGCATGAAAAGGTGGATGAGGTGACAGAAACAGGCGCGCAGCAGGTACAACGTTCTGACAGCCGGAAAGACGGCGAGCATAACCAATGTTCAACCACATTGTTGAGGATTAACCAATGATCAGCACAGCAATTCCACACAGCGGTAAGGCCACCAGCTTCCGCAACAAGCGCACCGGCGCAGCATGGGTGGCACATTACGATATCCACTGCCAAGTATATCGCTTCGAACCAACCGGCAATCTCCGTGCGATCAAGTCGTCGTTCGAATCTCGCAGTATCCCAGCATATTTCGAGCTTGCCGGAACGCACTAAAACGCAGCACTAAGTAATTAACTCATTGGCTGATTAATTCAGTCACGGGATCCCATTACCTAAAATTGGAGCATAACCATGATCAAGACCGTAGAAATTAAAATGAACCTCCTGCACAAAAACATCGTTGAAGTATTAAGCGAGGGTGAAACCATTGGCTTTATCGTTAATACGGATAACAAAGAAAAACCACATTCTCTGGTAACTCCTACAGGGAATAATGCCGGTGATTTTGATTGTCCGAAATGTGCCATTGATGCCGCGGTGCGTACGCACTTTAACGTAGGTGACGAGTACGCCACAGAGTTCAAAGTCAAGGGCCGCCCGTCTCCGAAAAAGCTGCTCCTGCTGGCGCTGCTAGCCATGTTAGCCGACGAGTAATACTGCGTGCAGCCTTCCCCGCCGTCGCTGGCGGGGCTTTTTGAAGCTATTGAAGTGCGCCCAGCGATTCCCATTCCGGGGCGTCAACTCGCAGGGCGCATTTCAATATCAACAACCACGAGAGGCTATTAATGGAAAAGGTATTCTCCCCTGTCGCGGCGCGAAAGGCACAAGAGGAATATTGCAGAAATAAACACGTTCCTCATTTCGCGCCAAACGATGGAATTTGTTTTCGCTGCAAAAAAGATATTTATCAGCAACACGGTTTACGCGGGTATGAAACCGGTATATCGCTCAATGAAGCAAACACCGCGCACGTTATTTACTGCCCACACTGTAATTTTAGTTACTGCAATTAGAACGTAAAAAGGCCCGCACAAGGCGGGCCAGTCTACCGGCTTTACGTCCCGGGGACGGGCTGCCAGGGAACCACCCCCAGCAACCGGAGCATAACCAATGACCAACCGAGGCGGGCCAATGATCGGCCTGCATTCTACCTAAATTTAAGGAGAATTGCACAATGCAAAATGTTTATGCCTTTTATCTCAAGGCCAAGCAAAAAACCGGGAAACCTTCCCTCTTCATCTGGTTCGACGCGAAGAACGACGATCGCGCCCAACGTGACCTCGCCAACTACATCGAGGATGCGGAGCTGGAACCGAAAGATTACTTCAAGGCCGCCCGTACCGATTATCCTGTTTATGACGATCTACCGCCAGAGGGTGAGTTTTCTGACACCTGGTGCGACCGCTACGAGTTGGGTGAAGACAAATTGACCTGGCAGAAAATTGTCGCTCCAGTAGTGATCAGCGAGAAGCTGCAGGAAAAACCAAAAGCCGCGGCTGAATATTTCGCAGCCAACCTCGACAAACATACCGTGATCGCCGCTGCCTGGCTGTATGGCCGCGAATGCCTGAAACTGAACGAAGAGCAGTTAAAAGCAGCCAAAGCACTCGTTATGGACGATTCACAACGTTACCCGCAAAACGTGATTTTGGCGCTGTCCAGACTAAAACAGCACGAGTTCATTTATCCAGAAATGCCAATCGTTGCAATCGCCGCTATGAAAGCTGTTTGGCTACCGTTCGGCAAAGTGCCAGAACTGGGTAAACTTTGCCAGTTTGCCACCGAATACCTAGACGCCAAGGTAGAGGATCGTGCGGACGTTATCACCAAGTGGCAGACTGGCGGTGCCAAGCCAGTCGAAAAAGCCGAGGAGCAGCGACGCACCGAGTCAGGTGCAATTCTCACTAACGGTACCGAGCCAACCACCGGCACTCCTATCGACTCCGAACAAATGCTTGAAACCGTGATCGGTTGCGCGCTGTATCCATCTGATTTCGACATTTCCAACCCACCGGGCTCAATCATCCGTGCGGTTACCGAAATGAAGAAACGCAATGACAAGACGCTCAAAGCTTGGAATGAGCAGCTCAGCAATACACCAGGTGTTTTGCAATTCTCTCGTGAGGCGATCGTTTCGCTAATCCGTGGCGCTGAGGAGAATCTCCATCTCACCCCCGGCGCGTTGCGCACCTATATCAACGCCAATCTGATCGAGATTGACACGCAGACTGTGCAACAGAAAACCGAAACCGTGCAACAAAATGGCGCCGACGCGCAACAAACCGCCATTGACTCGCACCAAATCGCCTCAAATGAGGGTGGGAAAGAAGAAGTGGCTACCGTTGACACTACGGTTGTCGAGTTTGAAACCGAGCGCCGAGCATGGATCCGCGGCGAAGTTGTAGCGGCATTGAGCGGCGATACTGGCGTTATGGGTAAAGATGACGTTGCTGAGCTCATGGCTGCAATTGGCGAAGGTGTATCTCACACGTACGTCGCGCGACTGCTGGCCAAAGAGATCGAACCGTGCGACCCCTTCCAACAGCTGGCCGCTGATGAAATTCATCACCTTACCTGCGACGTGCTGGAGAACTGGTTAGATGAAAAGGATCCGCGCGTTGCTTTCATCAATGGACGCGTTGAGTTCTACCTGAAAGAAGCACGCCAGGCATTGGAGCAGGCAAGCATCGCTAACCAGCGTGAAAATGTAGAAATGGCGCAGCCGGATGCCTCAAATGAGGGCGAAAAAACAGAAGTCGCGCGCCAGCATCAGTCCGGCGAACTGCGCAGCATGGGTGGTGGTCAATTCGACGTGTCTACGCTATTTGCTGAGTCACCACTGGCAAACGTCACCGTTGATAAACCAGCATCAAACGATTTTCGGGAAAATGAGGATCTGACAACCAAAAATGTTCGGGAATTCCTGAATTCGTCAACCAAAGCGGCCGATGTGTCAGGTGAAACGGCAAAATTGTCAGGTGAACGCATCGATACTCCGGCGCAAGACGAAGTACAGAGCGGGTCCACCGCGGCAGCCGACGACGCACAACACCGGGAAGAACCGCCCGCGACGGCCCCTGCATACTTCGAGCCGGGTCGCTATCTGGATATCCCTAACGAGGTCTACCACTCAGCAAACGGCATCAGCAGCACAATGGCGAAGGATGCGCGGATCAGCCTGATGTATTACCACGGCCGCCACGTCATCAAGTCTATTCAGCGTGAACGCACCGACGCGCTGACATTCGGTTCGCTGGTTCATACGCTGGCACTCGAGCCAAAAAAACTGGACGCAGAGTTTAGCGTTGAACCGCTTATCCCTGAGGGGGCATTTACCGATACGGCATCAATGCGTGCATTCATCGACAAACACAACGCTGCACTGCCAAAACAGGCCGACGCCGACACGCTTCGGGCAGTAATCGAAAAGCACAATTCCACGCTGCCGGTACCGTATGCCCTGGGTGGTAATGCCGACGAAATAGGTCAGTTCTATGGCCTGCTGCCCGTTGAGTTTCAGCGTATTGGCGAAGACCAAAAACCTACAGCGACAGCCATGAAAGCTTGCATCAAAGAATACAACGCCACGCTGCCGGTACCGCTTAAAACCTCCGGTTCACGTGATGCACTGCTCGAGCAATTGGAAGCCATCGACCCGGTGCTCGTGGAACTGGAGCGCGCTATTCCTGCTCCGCTACCTGTGAGTGGCAGCAAAGAGGAAATGGCCACACGCATTAAAACAATTTTGCCAACAGCTATTTTTGCTGACGAACTGATCAGCGCCTGGAGAAATGCCAATGACCAGCGCCAACCGATCACCCAGCAACAAATACAATATGCGAAAGCCATTCAGCGTGCACTGTTCACCCACCCGTCAGCCGGGCCGCTGTTACAGCACCCACAACGTGCAGTTGAGGTGAGTTATTTCGGTATTGATGAAGAAACGGGCCTCGATGTGCGTGTTCGTCCAGACCTTGAGATTGAAGCTGGAGGTATGCGTACCGGCTTCGATCTGAAAACCGTCACGATGGGTAACGTTAAGCAAAGCGCCCTGCGCGCCCGGCTGCACCGCGAAATCATCGAAAGGGATTATCACCTAAGTGCAGGCATGTATTGCGACGTGGCGGCGTTCGATCAGTTCTTCTGGATCTTCGTCAACAAAGACGAACATTACCACTGGATCGCCATCGTAGAGGCATCTGCTGACCTGTTGGAACTCGGCCGCCTTGAGTACCGAAAAACCCTGCGGGACATCAAGAAAGCACAGGACACCGGCGTGTGGCCAGAACCGATCACCGAAGAAATCGTGGACGACATTAACGACTTTGACCAGCGCCGCATGGAAGCGCTGCGCGTAGCTTAAGGAGCATACCAATGACCAACCAACTCGTACTGATTCAGAAGGATTTAGCAGCAGAACTGGCTCCGGCCAAAGACATTTTGCCGAGCCATGTCAGCTTTGAGAAATTCACTACCGCCGCGGCGGTAGCACTAGCAAACAATAGCGATTTGCTGGGTGCCGACCGCCAAAGCGTTATTAATGCCCTCTCATCCTGCGCAAAAGACGGTTTGATACCTGATAACCGCGAAGCCGCGCTAATCGTGTACAAGACGAAAAACGCTAACGGCCAATGGATACCAAAAGCGCAGTACCTGCCGATGATTGACGGCGTAATGAAACGGGCGCGCCAGTCCGGCGAAGTATCGGTGATCGCCACCCGTGCCTGGTACAAGAACGATCAATTCCGTGTCTGGATGGACGAAGACGGCGAGCATATTTTTTATGAGCCGAACCTACTGGATCGCGGTGAACTTGTCGGCACGTTCGCCTACGCCAAGATGAAATCCGGTGAGCTGCAATTCGAAGTGATGAATCTGGATGATATTGAAAAGGTTCGCGCGGCCAGCAAAAACAGCGACAAAGGGCCGTGGGTCGATTGGTATGAGTCGATGGCGCGAAAATCTGTCATGCACCGCCTCTGCCGTCGCCTGCCGAACAACTCCGAGATGATGGAAATGCTCGAACGTGGTACCGAAATGGTGTGGCAAAAGGAAAAAGACGTCACACCTGATACCCGTGTGACCGCAGGCCAACTGATCGAAGCCGCCGAACAAACACCAGAACCGGCCAAAGCCGATACAGCACCTGAAAAAATTGCTGCTGATATTCGCGGCAGCATCGACAAAATCACCACTCCTGCACAGGCGACAGACCTTCGCGCCTCGGTTGAAGAATTAAAGGCACAGCTTGGGATCACCCTGTACACCGAGCTGAAAAACAAAATCGTGAAGCAGCATCACCGCCTGAACGCTCTTTCGGCCCTGGGTGCCTCGATCGATGCGGCCGGAATGAATGGCGGTACCACGCATCAGGAACGTGACGAGCTGGAAGCCTTACTCCGTCGTTCAGAGAGATTTCTTACCGCCGATGAGAGTCAGAAATACCAGCAGGCTATCGCTGATTTGGCGCCACAACCGGAGCAGCAGCAATGATCGACGTCCTGATCGGCTTTGTCCTGCTGGTCAGTCCGTGCGGACACGATGCCTGCGACGCGTTGCCAGTATCGGAGAGGGTTTACTCGACCCAAGCCAAGTGCGAGCAGGTGAAAGAGGCTATTCAGTTGCGCCGGCCGCACGCCGTTCTGTACTGCAGCGAAGTCTATCGACCTGAGAAATGATTTTCGAAAATCAAAACACAACCCAGGCCATGAGTAAGATCGTGGCCGGTTGTGCGTAGGAGCATAACCAAATGAACAAATGGGTTCTAATAAAACGCGCGTCAGAATTGACTGGGTACAGCCGCTCAGCCATCTACGAGAAGATGAACAGTGGCGTATGGCCTGAAGGGAAGCTTTGGAAGCGCGCTCCTGATAACAAAAAGCAGATCAATTTGGAGGAGTATGACAGATGGGTGGAAAGCAAACCGATAATGTAATGCCGCGGGGCGTTGCAGTGCACGGCAAGTCTTTGCGCCTAACTTTTTCATACAAAGGACAGCGCTGCCGCGAATCACTTGGCCTGCTCCCGACCAAGACAAACATAAAATTCGCCGCCGGAAAACTGGCGGCAATCCAACACGAAATAAAAACAGGTGTGTTTGCTTATTCCGCCCATTTCCCTGACTCAAAAAACGCCCTGCTATTTTCATCAAGAAACCAGCGGGCCGGGATCCGTGTGGGGGAACTTTGCGAGGAGTTTAAAGTGTTGAAATATGCCACGATAAAAGAAGCAACATGCCGCCGCTATAACGTGGGATTTAATCAGTGCCTGCTTATCCTGGGTAGCGATCGGCTTCTCGATGCAATCTATCCCGAGGATATCATGCGGATCCGAGTCGAGTTGATGAACACCCGCGCAGCCAGCACCTGTAATCACTATATGTCCGTATTCCGTGAATTCCTGGAGTTTGCACAACAGAACGACTACACCAGCCGGGCACTTGCCGCCGAACTGAAACCCGTCAGGAAAAACCGAAAAGACCCGGACCCGTTACTGTTGGAAGAGTTCCAGCGGCTTAGTGCAGCATGTTTGCAGGACCAGCACAGGAATATTTTTTCTCTGATGATTTATACCGGGCTCAGGCCGGGAGAAATAGCGGCGCTTGGCTGGGAAGATGTCGATTTTAAGCGGGCGGAGTTGACGGTACGTCGTGCACTTTCAGACGGAAAATTTAAATTGCCGAAAACCAACAAGCCGCGGGTTGTTCTGCTTTCACCACCAGCGATCGCCGCGCTGAGAAATCAGCAGCAGTACACAGCCATGCAGGAACCGATCGACATTGTTGTAAACATCAATAACAAGGAACGGGAATTCACCTACATCCGGCCAATATTCACGCCAGCGATAACAGCCAAAGGTCGCAAACACGGCGATTTTATGCATGCAAACACGTTACCTAAACTGTGGGAGCAAGTCTGTCGCCGCGCCGGTATTCGTCAGCGCACCGTTTACCAGTTACGCCATACCTACGCATGCTGGAATTTAACCGCACACGGTAACGTTGCGTTTATCGCTAAACAGATGGGTCACGCAGATTACACCATGCTGGTGCGGGTGTATGGGCGATGGATGGAAAATGAGAGCGTGTCAGAAAATGCCAGGATCTGGGAGGCGCTGAAGCAAAAAGGGCACGATGAAAACGCCCCAATGCTGCCCCAGACTTTAAAGACCATAGGATAA